GAAGACAACACCTAGTAGAAAAGATAATACCAGCATTAAACGAGGATAAAATAGTTTTGTGCGATAGGTTTATTGACAGCTCATTAGTTTATCAAGGTTTAGCAAGAGATTTAGGAGTAGACGCTGTATATGATGTTAATAGATTTGCTATTGGAAGTCATATGCCTAACTTAACTATATTACTTGATGTTGAGCCAGAAATAGGACTAAAAAGGATTATGAACAGTACTAGAGAAGTTAATAGATTAGATTTAGAGAAATTAGACTTTCATAAAAAGATATATTTTGGATATAGAGATTTTGCTTTACAGTTTCCAAATAGAATTAAAACTGTTGACGCAGAACAAGAAGTAAGTAAAGTACTAGAAGATTGTATGAAAATAATTATTAGTAAAATAAACGAAAAATAGTTGTATCCGTAGCTTAACTGGAAAAGCATTGGTCTACGGAACCAAAGGATGAAGGTTCGACTCCTTTCGGATATGCCATATGGCGAGATGGCGGAAATACGTTAGACGTACCCTCAGGAAAGAGGGGAAGGTAATAGGATAATTAGGTGAAGTCGACTATAAACTAGTTACAAATAACTTCGTGTAGGTTCAAATCCTACTCTCGCTACCATTAAAAATAAAGGTTAATAGTAAGTAGAGGAGATTAATTATTTACTATTGTAAAGAACTGAAAACCCGTTTAATCAATGTTTGCCGAGGCAGTTCTTCCCTTATATACACGCAGTAGCCAAGAGGAAAGGCGGTAGGTTGCAAACCTGTCTATCGTGGGTTCGATTCCCATCTGCGTGTCCAAAAATAAATAATTTGGAAATACATTAGTTTATAGGGATGTACAGTTAGGTTGATGGGTGTGAACGGGTTAGACTTAACATAGATGGAGGAGTGCACTAATTGGTAGGTGACCTGTCTTGAAAACAGACGTGCGAGCAATCGTGTGCAGGTTCGAGTCCTGTCTCCTCCGCCAGATTTAATTTTAAGGGAGTAGTTATGTTTAGATTAGAATATATCAATAGAAATACTACAAACAAGTGGGAGTTTATTGACAACTTTAAAACGGAAAAGGAAGCACACGATAATATGAAAGAGTTTTTTCGTAAGCATAACTTTACTTCTTACTATTTAAGAATGATGGCTGAAGACGACGAAGGTTATAAATGGTATGATTTTGGTAGTCACAGTCAATTCTACAGAATCAAAGAAGTACAATAAAATATGTGGACGTAGCTCAGTTGGAAGAGCAGCGGACTTTTAATTCGCGGGTCGGAGGTTCGAGCCCTCTCGTCCACACCAAATTAATAAACTTTTCTAGAAGACGCTAATCCTATTAGTAAGATATTAAGTTGTCAACGTACTGAAAATAGGAAATTAAAGAATGACAGACTTGGTGTTTTCTAGAACGTTATATGGGGTTGTACTGGATTCGACAGAGTAATAAGAGTATAATTAGCATAGGTTCGGTGGAACTAAAACACACGATTAAATAATCGGAAACTTATTTACAAAAGCAGTTAGTTGGGTAAAGAGTTTATTCTCTAGACCAACTGTTGCACTTTCAGTCTAAGAAGAGATTGAACGGTTTACTACAATTTTAGTTATTATTTGTAGATAAACTGACAGTAAAATAACTAGCTCTATTCGATGTCGGGAGGGTAGAGATGTAAATGGCCGATGAATTGTTGCGTGGTGTTTGTTTATTTAAAAACGTAATGGATTCTAAAATAAAAGAAAATAAACTAACTATGTAGAATATTGTATCACTGTTATTGTGGACAGGGGTTCAACTCCCCTCAACTCCACCAAATAAAACATATAAAGAGATAACGGCCTTAAACTTTAGTGATTAAGACGGAATTCCTCAGAGGAGATATCGATAAATACTGAAACCTCTAAACGTGTAAATAAGCCATACTTGTGATTACACTTATCTCTTTATGTATATACGGGTATGTGACGCAACTGGTAGACGTGATGGACTTAAAATCCATTGGTCGTAAGGCCTTGAGGGTTCGACTCCCTTCATACCCACCATTAAAAGAAAGAAGGAAATTATGTTTAGTTTACAGAAACTTATATATGAAGTTATATCACCAAGATTATCGAATAAATCTAATTATATTGCTTATTTAGGAAATAGTAGAGAAAATTATTTACGTTTTAAAAAAACATTCAAATACGATAAAAAATTAGTTTTTGTTTGTGATTACTCTAATGTTGCTGGAAGAGCTTTTGTTGGCTATATAATTGATGCTGAATTATTATCGGATTTTCTATAATAAACAAGACAGTCACTTTGTTGACTGTTTTTAGTTTGTCAACTATTAACTCTTTACATTTCATACCCTTTATGGTATAATATTTAAAGTAGGGGAGGTTTTTTTTATTAATACATTATACATAAATATAGGAAAGAAAATACATACAACAGGAAGAAGTCCTAGAGCTTTGTATTTAACCTGTGATTTTAACCTTTCCATAATACATAAAATATTAGGACTTAAAACTAAATACTATCATCCAAACTTGGAAATGTGGGAAGTACCATTTGGAGATTTAGACTTAGTTCAGTACACATTTGCAGAGGATAATATCGTAACAAATGACGATAAGATACAAAAGAAGATAGACCAATATAAAGAATCCGTTAAACCCATAATTGAAAGTGAACCAGTAAGCACATACGTTTTTAAAACAAAACCGTTTAAGCATCAATTGGACTGTTTTTACTATGGTTTGGAACACGATAGATTTTTACTTGCGGATGACCAAGGACTTGGAAAAGCGCAACCTTTAGATAGTATTGTGTACACTCCAGAAGGACGAACAACAATGGGAGATATTAAACTTGGGGACGATATTTTAGGTAGAGATGGTAAAACATATAAAGTTCTTGGTGTTTATCCACAAGGTAAGAAAGATATTTATAAGATAACATTTGATGACGGTAGTGTTGTCGAGACTTGTGATGAGCATTTGTGGACGGTTAAAAATACTTCGCGTAAAAAAATGGAAAATCCTTGGTTTACTACGGATTTAAAAAGTATAATGAAAACAATATCTAAAAAACAACGGTATTGGATTCCAATGACAAAACCAGTTCACTTTAAAGAAACAAGTATTCCTTTACATCCGTATTTAATTGGCGTATTATTAGGAGACGGAGGAATAACAAAGTCAGCTTTTCTAACTACAGCAGATAAGGAAATCCACGACAATGTCGTTAGTTATTTACCAAAAAACCACGAGTTGAAAAAAGTTTCTAAGTATAGTTATTGTATTGTAAATGGTGGCAGTTTTAATTCTAACAATGTTAAAATATATACACAGGATAAATCTAAGTTATTATTTTCTGGGAATATAAACGAAGGTGCGAAGTGGCTAATAGATAATAAGTACTCAAAATCTAAATACTGTAAGAAGTATTTACATCATTCTTTATTAACACTTAGTCCTATACGATATGGACTTTATATTGAAAATGAAGAACCAAAGTATAGAGGCAATAATAAAGTAGTTAATTATCTAAAAGATTTAAGGTTACTTGGAACAAATAGTCATACAAAGTTTATTCCGGATAACTATCTATATAATAGTCTTGGTAATAGAATTGCTTTATTACAAGGACTTATTGATACTGATGGTTACGTTTCTAAAACGGGAATTTTACAATATACATCCGTTTCAAAACAGTTAATAGAGAATGTTAAAGAATTAGTTCAGTCTTTAGGTGGAAATGCTAGATTAAGTATAAAGGATAATCAATATTATACATTAACTATTAATTTACCAGAAGAAATACAACCTTGTAGATTAAATAGAAAACTAAAGCGATACCATAAGAGAAAGCATTATTATAAACCGAGAAGAATTATTAATAAAATTGAGTTTGTTGGTAAAAAAGAGGCTCAGTGTATTAGAACGTCTGCAAAAGATAGTTTATACCTTACCGATGAATTCATAGTTACACACAACACAAAGCAAGTTATTGATTTAGCTGTAAATCGTAAGCATATGATAAATCACTGTCTTATTGTTTGTGGTGTTAATACCCTTAAATGGAATTGGCTAGAAGAAATACAGACGCATTCAAATGAGAGCGCAAAAGTAATCGGTAGTTATGTTAATACAAAAGGACGTCTTGTGCAAGGTGGTATGGATAAAAAGTTAGAATACTTAGATTCAGATTTTGACGATTTTTTCATTATTACAAATATGGAATCGTTAAGAAATAAAATGTTCTTGCAAAAAATGGAAAACCTTATAAGTACTGGTGAAGTAAATATGGTTGCTATTGACGAGATACATAAAATGAAATCTTCTACAAGTAAAGTAGGTAAAGCAATTCATAAATTACAAAGTTACTATAGAGTCGGTCTCAGCGGAACACCATTAATCACAAATGCTTTAGACTTATACAATATACTTAAATGGTTAGGAGAAGAAAATGGTACATTAACTAACTTTAAATATAATTATTGTATATTTGGAGGTTTTGGCGGAAGAGAAATTGTCGGTTATAAAAATATGGAGGACCTAAGGCAACGTGTTGAAAACATACAACTTAGGCGACTAAAAGAAGACGTATTTGATTTACCACCAAAACTACATCAAAATGTTTATGTAGAATTAGAAGGTAAACAAAGAAAACTTTATAAACTAATTGAAGCGGAATTAATAGAAAAAATAAACGATATTGTTCTTAGTCCAAATCCTTTAGCGAAGTTAACTAGACTAAGACAGGTTACAAGTGCTCCTGGAATATTAGACGAAGATACTGGTTATGGGGCTAAGATAGATAGACTTGTTGAAATAGTAGATGAAGTAACTACGCAAGGACATAAAGTATTAGTTTATAGTAACTGGACACAAGTTTTACATCAAGTTAAAAAGGCGTTGGACCACCATAATCCTTTGATGTACACAGGAGAACAAAACGAGAGTATTAGAAACCAAAATAAAAACACTTTCCAAAACGATGAAAGTAGAAAAGTTATTGTTGGTACAGTTGGTGCTATGGGAACTGGTATTACATTAAATAAAGGTAGTTATGTTATCTTCTTAGATGTTCCGTGGTCACCACAAGATAAAAAACAAGCGGAAGATAGAGCACATAGAATTGGAACAAATCATACAGTTAATGTACTAACATTTATTACTAGAGATACTGTTGATGAATATATAGAAGAAATAGTTTACAAGAAGAGTGAATTGAGTAATTATTTAGTAGACGGAAAAATTGAAAATAACGCTAAACTTCTTGTTAAATCATTACTTGGATTGTAAAGGGGGTACAGAAATTGTCTTTAGACAAAACAATTATTGATGCCTATAAGAAACTAAGTTTACAGGATATTCCAGAAGAACCAGAGGAACAGTTGTCCGAACTTGGAGATATAGTGCAGAAGTTTTACGATGCTTCTCAAACACGTAAACAAGCAAAAAAAGTAGAAGACAAGTATAAAAAAGGAATTCTACTTAGAGTTCAGCCAGGAGAAAGTGTAAACTTATCCGACATTGGTTATAATGTAACAATAGGTACAAGAAAGACCATTGATATGGACGAACAAAAATTGGAATACTTAGTTAGAGAGGCAATTAAAGAAAACGAAGATTTAAAAGATATACTTGTAACAAAAGAAGTTGTAACTATCGATGAGTTTAAATTAAACAAGTATATTGAAGAGGGATTAATTGATGAAAAAGAAGTATCAAGTTGTATTACAATTAAGGAATCACCTATGGTGAAAGTTAAAAAAATTAAAGATGGGGGTAAAAAGTAAATGGCTAAAGTAAAAGAAATGTCTTTTCACAAAACACTAAAGTTATCACACAGTTATAATTCTTTTGATATTGGTTTTGGTGTGACTATTGCATTAGAGGGAGACGACTACAAAGACACACAAAAAATTAAAGATATGGGCTGGAATACGGTAGATAACGAATTAGATAAGCAGTTACCTAAGGTTATTCAAGTATTAACAGAACTAGGAGAATAAAATGAATTTTTATGCAGTAATTCCTTCGGCAATACTCACAAACAATAACCTAAGTTCTAACGAAAAAATACTTTATGGTGTTATATCGTCTATGACCAATAAACTAGGATATTGTTATGCAACGAATAACACTCTATCTGAATACTTTAAAAAGGATGGAGATACACCACACCCAAAAACAGTTAGTAGATGGGTGAACAATTTGGTTGGACTTGGATATTTAACAACAGAGTTATTTATGGATAAGGGAACTCAGGAAAGAAGAATTAGATTATCAGATAAAATTGTTATTAAAAGAGTAGAAAAGCCGATAGAAAAGAAAGAAGAAACAAAAGACGAAAGTAAAAAATACGAAGGATTTGTCAGTAAAGTAATTGCTTACTTGAATAGGTTAACAGGAAAACACTTTAGTGACAAAACAAAGAAATACGAAAAATTAATTATTAAACAAGTAAGAGATAATAACAGAACAATGGACGACTTTATGAAAGTAATTGAAGCCGCTAGTATTAATGAATGGTATGTAAAAAATCCACAGTACTTTGCACCTACAACATTATTTAGACCAGAAAAATTCGAGGCTCATTTAGCTGCTTGGACACAAAAAACAAGAGAGGCTATCTTTGCGACAAGTGGAGAAAAGCCAAAAACAGAAATTGATTTAAGTGAGAAGGATTATTAATGTGGTGGGATGATGTTAATGTAGAGCCTTGTAGACTTAAAGATACGTGTAAATATTATGGTAAGCCTGGATGTAAAATAAACTGTGGTAGGTATTATAGAGCTAGATTATTATACGCAAATAGTAATCTTCCAATATCGGCATACGACTTGACGAAACTTGTTCCAGAAAAACAGGACGAGAAATCTTTTGACATATGTAAATCTTTTCAAGATAACGTTGTTAATCACGTAAAAGAAGGAAATGGTATATATCTTCATAGTAGTAATGCTGGAAATGGTAAGACAACTTGGGCGTACAAGATATTACATAAATACGTAGAACACCTAAGTAAAACGGATGAAGAAGGAAGTGTTTATTACGTTAACGTAGCACAACTGTTCGAATTTTTACGTGTTAATATGAATAACAAAGAAGAAGTAGCGGAAGTAGAAAAAAGAATACTTGGTTCATCTTTAGTAATATTCGATGACTTAGGTGTAGAATCTCCTACAACTTGGGTTACAGAAAAGTTATATACCTATGTTAATAGAAGATATGTAGAAAAGAAATCTAGTATTTTCACAAGTAATCTAAGTTTAGTTGAAGTACAAAAAAGATTGGGGAACAGAATTTTTGATAGAATACTTGAAACTTGTAGACCAGTTGAATTTAAAGGAACAAGTAGGAGAGTTACGAAAGCGTGGTGGAACAAATAGTGACAGAATTACAATTATTGAACTATGTAATCGCAAATAAATCATTAGATTTACTTGTTCATAACAACATAACACCAGATAAGTTTAGTGAAGCATATATGATGGAAGCCATGTTTATCTTTAACCACCACAGCGAGTACGGTAAAGTTCCTGATTATCCAACTATGTTAAACGAGTTTGAGGACTTTGAAGTAATAGAAGTACTTGAAACAGAAAAATATCTTGTTTCTAAGTTTGTTGAGTCTCTTAAACAAAGATTACAAATAGAGGCGATTAATGAGTGGGCAAAAAAACTTGGTGGAAAAGATAGTGATGAGGCTTTTGTTTCTATCAGAAGAAGAGTTGAGGATATTGAAAACATTGATGTTGGTGCTTCTGTTGCTGTTGATATTGTTAAAGATACAAGTAGACATCAAAGATACGTTGAGGCTTTAGAAAATCCAGATGTTTCAGGAATTCCAACTAACATTAAATTACTAGATGATATTATACACGGAATACTTGATAACGATTTGACAGTTATTGCGGCTAGAACAAATCAAGGTAAATCATTCTGGGGATTAAAGTTAGCTGCTAATATGTGGGATTTTGGTAAACGTATTCTTTTCTATTCTGGTGAAAATAGTGTTTTAAATACTGGATATAGATTCGACACTTTAACAGAACACTTTTCTAATAGTGGACTTATGTTTGGAGATAAGAACTTAAAGAATGGTAAGACACCAAAAATGTACGAAAACTATATTAAGTCTTTAGCAGAAAAAACAATTCCGTTTTATGTAGTTACTCCACAGGAGATAAATGGAGAGAGATTAACTATAACAAAGTTGAAAAGTTTAGTGAGACAGTACGAACCAGAAGTCATATTTTTAGACCAACTTAGTTTAATGTCAGACGAAAGAGCAAAACGTAATCAAGGGGAACGCTTTAGGTATAGTAACATAATGGAAGACCTTAGGCTGTTTGTTGAAAGCCATCACATACCAGTTATTATAATGAGTCAGACAAGTAGAAACAACGCTAAAAATGATGATGGATTATTAGAGCCTGCACGAATAGAACACCTATCTGAATCAGATGGAGTAGGACAAAACGCAACTAAAGTAATAACGTTCGCTGTTAATAAAGGTGTAATGCACGTTATGGTTAGAAAGAATACCAATGGAGAAAAAGAACGTGGTTTTAAGATGATTTGGGATATTGATACTGGTACGTTTGAACAATTTTCTGACCCAGAAGATTTTGAACAAGTACCTCCAGACGAAGACGAAGAAGACAATAGAGAGGCTGTATTCTAATGGACAACTATGATTTACTAGTAAACTTAGATATGGAAACATTAGTAAATGACCTAAGGGAAGAAATTAGATTTGATACCGTATATTTAAGGGATGTAAAAATAGCTGGAGATAATATAATGGTTTCGTGTCCTTATCACGCTGGTGGTATGGAAGAGCACGTTTCAATGGGAATTACATTAGAAGATAACGATAAAGCCCGTAAAGGAACTTGTCATTGTTTTATGTGTAATACAACAGTTGATTTTTTAACTATGGTTGGTTTTGTTAACGGTGTTGATGACTTTGGTGCCTATGGTAGAAAGTGGCTTTATAAAAACTATCTTGTTTTTGACGATGAAGAAAAAAGAGAACCGATAAAAATAAATATTGGTAAATTACAAGGTAAAAATGATACACAAAAGATGGTAATAGATGACGAAACTGTAGAAAAATACAGTAAACAGATTCCAAACTATGTACTTAAACGTGGAATTAATGTTGATGTAGCATCGTATTTTAATGTTGGTTATGACGAAGAAAAGAATGCTGCTGTTTTTCCTGTTTATGATGAGAATGGTGTTTGTAGATTTATACAAAGAAGAATGATAAATTATAAGTTTTTTGAAAACACAGAGGAGGCAGACAAAGCTTCCTTGTTGTATGGATTGGATAAAGTTTATGAACAGTTAGAGTATGATTCTGGTTTAGTTGATTTAACGGAGTTGTATGTTGTAGAATCTATTATTGACGCATTGTATTTATGGAGTAATGGTAAGTTGGCTGTTGCTACATTACAAGCAGTTGTAACAAAAGAACAATTAGAATTACTTAGACAAGTACCTATAAAAAATATTGTTGCAGCACAAGATAATGATAAGTCAGGAAATATAGGTGCTAATTTATTAAGGAAAAAATTAAAAACTAAAATAATACGTAGATTACTGTTTCCAGAGGGTTGTAAAGACGTCAACGACTTGACAGAAGATTACATACGTGAAAATCACACGACATTGGTATTTTAACCCTTGTGTTTACAGTAAAAATATGTTATAATAAGGTAGTAAAAAATATAAGGGGGTATTAGATGGATAGATTACCAGTAGCAGAAACATTTGGACCTACAATCCAAGGAGAAGGAAATTACGCAGGCAAAAAAGTTTTATTTATTAGATTTGCAGGCTGTGATTTTAGGTGTAGCTGGTGTGATAGTAAATACACACACGTTATTACCAATGAAACAGAGTGGTTAAGTACTGAGGCTTTAATAAATAGAGTTAGAGCACTTAATGGAGAAGGCGTTTTTGGAAAAGGAAGAAAATGCGACCACATTATTTTAACTGGTGGAAACCCTGCTTTGTATAACTTAGATAAGTTTATTGATGGACTTCATAAAATGAATATGTTTGTTCATATAGAAACACAAGGTACTAAGTTTCCAGAGTGGCTACATAAGGTAGATAATGTTGTATTTTCACCAAAGGCTCCAAGTAGTAAGATGGAAGTTGACCAACAAGATGTTGCAGAAAAGATTAATGATTTTGCTAAGAATAGAGAATTAGACGAAAACAAACACGTTATTGTTAAGATTCCTATTTTTGACGACATTGATTACGATTGGGCAAAAGAATTTCATAGGTATTTAGATATGAGATTAATCGACCATTATTTCTTATCTGTAGGTAATAGTAATTTCAAACCAACAGATACAAAAGACGTCATTGTTAGTGGACTTTTAGATAGTTACGATTGGCTTGTTCAAAAAGTACAAAACGATAGTTACTATAAAGATGTTTCCGTGCTACCACAAATTCACACGTTGCTATGGGGCAACAAGATAGGAGTATAAAAAGATAAATATGGATGATGTGAAAAGAAGAATTAAGTTGGAACCAAAACAAAAAGAAAAACTTTTAGTTGCTGGAAAAGGAAGAATTTTAGAGCAGGAACTAGAGGAAATCGAAACGGATATTTTACCGTCTATTTATAGACTTATGGAAATGTGTGGTGGAGACCCTTCCGGAAACGGACAAAAGGATACACCATATAGAGTTGCAAAAGCCTGGATGGAAATGTCTGAGGGTTACACAGAAGACCCAAGAGAACATCTCAACACTTCGTTTGATTTAGATGACGGAGATAAGGAAATTGAGAAAGACGAGGACGATTTAGTAATTGTAGAAAACATTACTATTAAAAGTGTATGTGAACATCATATCTTACCGTTCATTGGAACAGTAGATATTGGTTACATACCAAAAACAAAGGTATTAGGACTTAGTAAGTTTGCACGTTTAGTTAGAGGGTATGCAAGTAGATTCCAAATACAAGAGAAACTTGGTGCTCAGATTGCTAAGGCGATTATGGAAGAAGCAGACGCTAAGGGCGTAATTGTAAAAATAAACGCAGTTCATACTTGTATGATAGCACGTGGTGTTAGAGAAAAAAATTCTAATACAGTTACCGTTGCTGTTAGAGGTGTGTTTAAAGAAGATAAGATGTTAGAACAAAAATTCTTAACTGCAACAGGAGGAAACAGATGATTTTTGGAAAAAGTTATGTAACAAAAGAATTTACATTTGATGCTATGCATCAGTTACCCAACCACGACGGATTATGTAAAAACCACCACGGACACACTTACAAACTACAAGTTACCGTTACGGGTCTTATAGATACAAATGAAGGCAAGGCTTCTGAAGGTATGATTTATGATTTTGGACATTTAAAGAAACTTGTTAAAGAGTTAGTTTTAAATAAGATGGACCACGCATTTTTGGCTAAAGGCGATGAGGAAATACTTCCTGAAATAAAAAGACTTGGAACACGTGTTTGTGTAATGGGAGTTAGAACAACAGCTGAAAATATGTCAAAGTATATTTTTGAATTATTATCACCACAATTACCGAAAAATGTTTACTTAAAAAATGTTAGATTGTATGAAACACCAACTAGCTGGGCTGACTATACTTTAAGTGACCCAACTAAATAATTATAGAAAAGGAGAAATTAAAATTGAAAGAACTTAGTGCATTAAAACAAGCGATTAAAGAAAACGCCACCACAAGTAAGGATTATTTTGTACTGGAGGATGACGGAGATAAAGCAACGGTTGTATTCCTACACGCCTCAGAAGAAGATATCGATTGGGGAAAAGTTTACGAGGTTAAACTACCTATCGAAGGAGAAAACAAACAAATCAAAAAGTACGTTTTATCTAAGGGAGACGATGACCCATTAGCAGGAATGTATAGAACAAAAGTAAGAGCGTTATTTCAATTGGTTGAATTAGACGAAGATGGAGAATTTAGTGATATCAAAGTTTGGGACAGAGGACCTAAACATATTACTCAGTTATTAACGTTTATGGAAACTGTTGGACCGCTTAACACGTACCCAATTACTATTGTTAGAAACGGTAAAAAAGGCTCTACACAAACAACATATCAAATGATTACTGGTAGAGAAGACATTGACCCAGAAGAAGTTGGTTTACCAAAACCAGAAAACTTGACTAAAACAGGAAGATACATTTTAGATTTAAGTATTGAAGATATGCAAAAAGTTGCTGACGGAACTTATGAATTACCTGCTTTTGATAAGAAAGACAAAGAAGAAACTACGCAAAAGAAAAAAGGTAACGCATTTAGTAAAGGTGTAAAAATTGTCGGTAAGAAAAATAAACAAACGGAAGAAACACCTAAAGATGCACCACCAAAACCAGTCTTTAATCCTGATACTGGAAAATACGAAGTTCCAGCAAAAGAGGAACCTAAAAAACAAACACCACCACAACCAAAATTAGTTGACGGTGAATGGCATACACCAGTATTAAATAACGAAACTGGAGAATGGGAATTTCCTACACTAGAAGGACAGGAAGAAGACGACGAACAGACAAATATGTTTTAATAAAAAACGGAAGGACTAACGATGAAAAGAGGAGTACTATTTGATGGCTTTAAAACGCCAAAAGTAAAAGACAAAGAAAAGATAAAAAAGTTAGTCGCAAAAACTAAAAATCCAAAGTCAAGGAGAGGCTCTTCACGTAATTTAAGTATTGATGAGTGTGTAAAAAGAGTACGGGAATATTCACTTAGAGTTGCCGAAAGGTTGCCAGAGTACACTTTTGATTTAATTACGGACGAGGAGACACTTAACAATTACTTGGAAGCCTCAATTGACAATGGAGTATTATCTTTAGATACCGAAACAACAGGACTTGATAAGGACGATAAAGTTGTCGGTATTTGTATTTATACGCCAGGAATGAATCCATCATACGTACCATATAATCATCTTAATTACGAGTACAATGTAAACGTAAAGCCGTTTTTAGAAGAAGTTATGAAACTTAGTCAAGAGGAAAAGTTAATTGTACCTATGGCTAAGGCTACTTATGACCAACGAAAAATTAAAGACACATTTGAGATGGACGATTATATTCGTTGTTTGTGGGATGTTCAAATAGCTGGAAAGTTTTTAAATGAGAACTTAAGAAAATATGGTCTTAAAATATTGTGGGAATACTATGTTATGAAAACACCGTATGATAAGATAAAACCAGACGATTATAAAAGTTTGTTTGGTAGTCATAGTTTCGACGAGTTTAATCCAGAGGATGTAATTACATATCCTGCTTTAGACGGTTTGATGACACATCAAGTTTACGAATTTCAGTATGAATATTTAGGAGAAAATGGTAAATACACAGATAAGGTT